GCTCTCATAGTCGACGACACGAATCCCGCTATCAGCCAATTCTTTTAAGGTTGATCGCATTGCAGAGTTGTAATCAGTCAAACCAATCGACGCTTCATAAATGGCTTTGTCAATCACTTCTTTATACGTTTCTGCCAAGCCTTTATAGACAGTTTCACCCCGCAGATTTTTCACCCTAAAACCGATAGCTGTCGTATTGGAGAGATTCTTGTATGAGTTCGTTGTCTGTTTTGCAATTGCAGCAACGTAATCTCTCAGAATGGTATTCTTTGAATATGGGATATATGGGACTTTCTTCGCTTTGTAGAAAATCTCAGCGTCAGTGTAACCGTCCTTTGCGACGTATTCGAATATTCGATTTATTTCGTCAACGTTTTTGTCAGAAACATCAGCAAGCTTTTTGATGATCGCATCAACATCGGATCCAAACTCCCGTAGCTGATTCAACCGGTGAATGTCTGTTGCGGACACGGTGCCGATTTCTTTTATCCGCTTGCCTATCATCTCAAGATATTCGGTATTGATCGCAGTCAGCCGTTGTTCGATTTTCGCCGGTAGCTGTTCTAATGCATTTTCGGATAGCATCACTCACCTAATAATTGTTCAGTCGTCGGTTCGTTTGCCTTTATTTCAGCAAGTGCTCGCTCAGCCTCTTCATCACTTTCAAGTGGGAAAAGATATTGACGCAGCTCTTTGTCGGATACAACACCTTGTGCCTTTCCTTCAAGAAGTTCAGCAATCGTCGGTTTCACGTTTCGCTTTGCTTCCTCTTCCGTTTCACCATAAAATTTCATTCTGTATTCATATCGCTGCCGGATCCCAGCTTTGATCTCTTCTTGCCAACGTTTACGTTCACTGTCCTGATCGATGATATAAGAATCATCGGCAATAACCGTTATCTTCGTGTCGGGGTCTACAGGTGCACCCAGTACATTCTTACCTATCCACAACACGGCTTTCGTTATCTGCTTCAACGCCTTCTCTACGCTGATCATTTCTTTTGCAGCGTTCTGAACCAGGTCTTGTTTTGATCCTGTATATTCAGTAGCCGTCTGGATCGTACCTGCTTCAAATTGGTAATGCCGTAAGCCCAGTCCAATGGCGTATGAAAACTGGTCTAACATTTTCTGTAACGCCAGACTGTTTTCTTCCACTCGTAACGATGGGTTATATTCCTTGATTAACTGGTCGTCCTTGAACCGGTCTCCGGCGAACATGAATAACTGTGCTCCGGCTCGTTGTGGCGGAATTACGTTACCAGAATCATCCCTGTCCATCAATGACGTATTCATAAATACCATTTTCCGTCCGAGGATAAAATCGGTGATGTAATTGTCGAAAACTGTATCCAGTCCCTTCAAGATGTCTTCGTTTCCCGAAACGATGGAAACGCCAAACGGTGAATCATAGTCGAATATGTTTATGCCGGATTTTCGAATCACGCTGAACCATGGCACGGGCGAACCAGTATGAATAATGACTGGATCTCCGAACAGCTTTCCCTGATCGTCAATCGTAAACGCTGTGATCATATACAGCCCGTTTTCCAGCGTGTGCATGGATACCTGCTGGAATACCTTACCGCGTTCCTCCCTGTCGGAAATAAACGCTGCTTCGCGTAGAATGCCATTGTCGTGGCTGATCGGGATAATCTGATCAGCGCAAAGGTAATTCATACCGATTCCAGTTCCACGAATCAACGTTCGCGATCCTTCGGCGACCTCCATGTTCTTGACGTATGCCTCAAACGCTGCCGTTCCAGCCCATCGGGACATGGCAATCAGTTCGTTCGCATTGCGCCAAAAGTCAGATTCGCCCAGCACACCGGATATCAGGTCTTCGCCCAGCAGCCAGCGCGCTGACGCATCGTCTTCGATCTCGATATGCGTTTTCTCGTTCAGCAGGATTGACGCCCAGTCCTCTGAACCACGGAGCAGCATATTCGTTTTATGGCGGTGTAACTTTGTATATTTTTTCTCGCTCAAATCGACAAGTTGTTCGTATTCGTGGAACCCCTTGACGTTGCCTTCCAGCCATGCCCGCCATTCTTCGATTTTCGCATACATCGGGCTTACTTTGGCAGTAATCCCAAACTCTTTACTGATAATTTCTATTACCTGTTGCTGATTCATAATCTCACCCCTATATCGTCTATCCACGCTTCCCACGAATACTCGAACGCATCCGCTACGTCTGCAATATCGGGATTGTTATCCAATCGAACGTCTGCGCCTTTTTTGCTCTCATCCCAAACCTGATTTTTTAGTGAAAATATCAGCATTTGGCATTTGCTCAGAATCTTTATCAACCCCAAATTCAGCATTTTTTCTTGTGCATAAATTCTGGTATTTATCTCTTCTTTCTGTGCCATAACGACTTTCAGCGGAAGTCTTGCTTTTTCAACCGCATTTCGGATCCCATTCACTATCGTTTCCGGTCGATCACAAAAAGCATAAGTCAAGCGAACACCAGGATATTCGTTCATCACTCGTTGAACAAAAGTTACAAATTCATTTTCGATCCGGTCCGGACTAACGCCCTTACTCGGGATTTTGTACTCGTCTAAAGCAATAATACCACGTGCAGCATGTTTAATTCCTGTCGCAACGAAGATGGTATGGCTCGTCCCGTCTCCAAAGTCGATCCCAAAAGTAATGTATTGGATACTCCTCAAATCATCACTATTTAGCGTGTCAATCACCCACCTTGAAGGATCGTCAGCAAACTGTCTGAAAATGACTCCTTCAGCCTGCACCCACTGGCCCAGCACATAGCGCTGATAAAAAACGCCCGAGTACATGCGCTTGGCCTTCTCAGTCTCAACCTTGCCCATAATCGGGTTATCGTCCATGAGGAAGTGCAGGTATTTAACCTCCGGCCGGGGCGTTTTTAGGTACATTTGATAAAACCAGTGGTTCGGGCTTTCCGGGTTGCAGTTGAACCAAAGCTTGGCATCTGCGAAGGTCAACGTTCTGGCCGTGGCCTGATCCACGAAGGACTGTGGTTGCAGTGCCACTTCGTCAAAGAATGCCCCGGCAGCAGTTAGGCCCTGAATGAGCTGATACGAGCCTTCGTCTTTTCCCCCAAACACGTAGAAGTAATTTTCCTTGCCCCCGCAAGTGGCGACCAGTTTCCGGTCAGCCCGTTTGTAATGCAAGCGATAAGGCAGTCCTTCAACGTCCTGAAGGGGCCGGATGATATTGCGCTCGGTGGACGTGACCGTCTTTCCGGCGATAATAAAGTTCGTACGGTCAAAATGCTCCATTGCCCAGATCAGGTAAGCCACAATCATGCTCATGGTCTTTCCGGACCTCACCGACCCATCAGCGACCAGCACCTCTTCCGGCGCAAAGATGAACTTGAGCACCTCGCCCTGCTTCGGGCTGAACTCACTGATCCGCACGGCTCAGCTCCTTGATGGCAGAGACCAGGTCGGCGTGGGCAAGAGCACCACTCCCATCCGGACCGCTAAGCTCCTGCCGCTCTACATAGCCACGGCTCTTACCAATGGTTTTCAAGGTGAAAATGATGGCCGTAATGTTGCCGTCCTGCACCTGTTTGAACAACTGGTTCTCTGCAAAGTCAATCAGCGTTTCCCGCTCTTCATCCGCAACCGCTTTCACGGTTGGATAAGTGTTGATGTACCTTCTAACCGTGTCACGACTGCAACCCAAATAGCGCGAGGCAGCGGATAAATTTCCGTGCTTTTCGCGCAATGCTTCGATGATTTGTGCAGCCGTGTATTTTTCTTTCATGCTTTTAATGTGTCTAACTGCCTAATATCTCAGTTCTGATATGCCTTGCGGTTGATCCGCGGATCGCCTTTGGCGAACGTCCCCGGTTTGCGTTTTTCAGTTGCAGCCATTGTCCTGTTTAGTCCAGCATTACTGGACTACCTCTGGCTTTCCGCCGGTAACATCCACCCAGCGCTGGATTGCCACTGCCACGTAAGCCGGACTACCGTCCCATGCGAAACGATAATAGGCTCGTCGAGGTTCGCCAGACTCTCACGAATTTCACGTAACGAAAGACCGCGCGCCCGCATTGCTGCGACTGCCTCGCGTCTCATCGCAATCACGTCTGCACGTGTTGGCGTATTCTGCTCGCTCAATTGTCAACTCCTATGTGGTCAGATTCAGCCCGTCTTTTTATCTCTCCCGTCTGGAAGTTAAGCGCATAAGCGGGCGTGTTCAAAACGCCGCTGTCAATCAATAATTTGTAATATTCCTCATTCGTGTGCTTGCCTTTCCGCGCCAGCATTGTGAGACCAGAATTAACAATCTCTCGGGTCGTGCCAAGCTCTATCACCATCCGACTCGCAACGTGCTTGAACGGGGATGGCGCGCCAACCAGAACATGGCTTGAATGCTGTCTTAGAATATCGAACCATCGTTTGGTTGTGCTTATGTCGATATACTTGTCAGGGTCGATTGAATGCCGTTCCCGATAAAGTGGCGTGTAGTTCTGATATTGCAGATTGTTGAACTCGAGATGAAGCAGTCGTTTATTAGGCGAACGTGTTACCATCTCGCACAAGTCCAGAATGTATTGTTCCCAGTCGTCCCGACTTTCATATCCCGCAATATGGAACAACTTCAAAGCGACGTTGTCCACATTCATCTTCTGTATCGCTGCGAATAGCTCGTTTCTTGTAATCGGCTTGCCGATCTTCTCTCTCACCCGCTCCGTCGCGAATTCAACGCCCAAGCGCACCAACGCACCTTTAACAGGCTTCTTGATATAGTCGCGAAGTAACATGTCTTTCGTTTTCACGTCTATATCATCCGTATATTCGTTAGCGGAGATCATCAGGTGAATACCACGCTTTCTGGCAGTCGCTATCGCGCTTGAAATGCGCGCGTTAGAGTTAACCTGATGTTTGTGAGTCCATGATGTGAAACAGAACCTGCATTTGTTCTTGCAGCCCACGCCGCCCCAGTAGTAACACTTATTCTTGCTTATCTGCGTAATAGGCACTCTCTCCCAATCTATCCGCTGGCTTGCGAATAACTGTTTGGGAGTGCCAGTGTAAGCGCTGCGATGGTCGGCAATGTCAGCAAGCGTTTTGAGTTCCGCAAACTCGAACACCTCACCAATCCAGACAATATCTGCGAACGTACTTGCAGACCAAAAGTTGAAAGCATAAGAGCCACCCAAGATAATTGGCTTATCTGTCTTTTTCATCAACTGCCTAAGCTGAACCATGTCCAGTGCGTCGCAGGCTGAAAACAATACCGCGTCGCTGTCATCCTCAATATCGGGCGTGACAGAATGCCCATTGGTTAACAGTGTTCTTGCGACGATGTTGTAAGTCTGGAACCTGGTTTTGCTGTCCAGTTGTGGGAAGGCGTATTTCACGGCAGCTCTCCCATAGCGATCAGGCTAAGCAGCTTATCCCTGACGTCATCCTCATCTGCCTCTTCAGTGAGCTTGTAGATCGAATGGTCGGGGTCGGGAATGTCGAACACGAGCGCACCTAAGACCACTCTCACCTTATCGCCGTTCATTATTCGACTGCCACCGCCATCGCCTTCACCGTCGAACTCGTCAAAATCGATGTCAGGATGAATCCCCAACTCCAT